TACTTTTCCTGTATAAATTATAGTTTAAAGACCGGATAACTGATCCGACCCACCATATTGTAAGAGCACAGTGGGATTCTCTCGAAGTAAGCTCTGAAGCCCATACTCCAGAAGAAATAAAGCTTCTGCTTGATCGGCTCTTCGTATGTTTAGATCAGGATAGGTACATCGAACCCGAGATAAGACTTCATTCTTATCTGATGATAATTTAAAATGCTTTTTCCATGTTTGAGGTGGAACTAGCCGATAAGCACATCCTAATGCAGCCAGAACACCAATGATAATTCCTTTGGCCTCTCCGAAAGAGAAGGAGCTGGCAACACCTTGCTTTGGCATCGAATGGACATCCTCAATATATGCAATACGGAATTCTGCTTCCTTAAGAAAACCGAGGGAATCGATTAAGCGATAGACATCGATTTTGGTTGTCTTTCTGGATTTCTGTACCGTAATACTGGGAATATCTATAATCTCACGTTTCTTTTCCGGATACCTTAAGACGGCGAGGGCACCATGAATTCCCGGATCGACACCGAGTACAGTCAACATTGCGACTCCTTTTTGAGTTCCAGCCGAGGAACCCTACCTGAATTTAGAAGTTGTGTGTAAATCTTCTCAAAGACATGATCGATGCTCTTTAATTTTCCTTCTATCCGATCCAATTTAGGTTCACGAATCCAAGTACCGAGGAGCTGACCTCCAGCAGTGCTCAGACTATACCCTTTAGTATATTTCCTTGCCTGGAAATCAGTTAAATAATACTCCGGGCACCTGAATAAATCTTCTGTAACAAGATCCTCATGAATCAATTTATTCAATAATAACATGACATCAATATCATGATATGAATTATTACTACTCGGAGGAGAGAATCTCTCAAAGAGCATATCGAATACGTCTGGATTTATTGCTTGTCGTAATTCGACAAGGCTTGGATGTGTCTTCAAAATCTGTATAACTTTGCGTATATGCGGAAAAACATAATCATATAAATTGAGACCAACAATAATTTTATCAACTACAGTTAACAATATCTCCAGAACGACATGTGGCTGAGCATAGCTCGACCTTAACCAGGCTTGCACAGCCCAGGTAACTCCCCATACTTCAGGCGTATGCATAATATCAAATACCTGAGCTATATCGAGATGTTTCAGCCTGTCCGATTCCGATTCAAGGATAAATATTTTCGGATCAAGATGGACTATGTCTCGATCAAATTTACGATCAAATAACGATTGACTACCAATAGTTATACATTTTGTATCCTCGCATTTATCGTCGTCCAGATGATTTGTAGCATAGGTTAAACCCGATCCGGTACAGATATCGAAAAGAATCGCATGTTCGGGTAATTCCTTCAAATTAATATCAGTCATGCGTTCCTCCTTTAGACAATCGTTCCCGTCAAATCAACCAAATTAAATGATGAGCTAGAGTAGAGACTGTGCTCGTGGGACGTGAAAATGCACTGCACCTTTTTATTTAACGAGAATTCATGCAGAGTGTCGAATAAACCAAGGAGCATTTGAACGTTCTTGCTATCCAAGCCAGCCGTTGGCTCATCTGCAAGCAAAACTCCATTACCTCCGCTATTAAGATAAAAGACAAAGGCAGTGATAACAGACAGCATTGTCCTCTGACCATAGGATAGCCTGGATATCGGCACTCTGCCGTATGTAGTATTTGCATAAAAAACAGTCCTTCCTTCCTCTTGCACAGAATCGATTGAAAAGGATAGATCCAGTTTACGGCATAAACTATTAATTTCCGGCAACAAAACAGAATGGATATATTCTCTAATTATCGACTCGGCAGCTTGAATAAAATGCACATTAACAAATTTACGGGCATATGGATGGAAGTCCTGCAATCTGGCATATTTCTCTACGGATGCTCGTAACTCCATGATTTGCTGCTGAGCTAAAGCAAGCTCAGAATCCAGCTTTGCTTTACGTTCTTTAATTAAATCAACAACAGTCAGCTTAGCTTGTAAATCTTCTAATGTAAGCTGTACGACTTCTAGACTCGATTGCGTCAAGACCTGCTTCACGGTTCCATCGACGCTATCAAGCTGAGCCTTCAACGAATCGATGCCTTTCTCCACCGACTGCAGTTGTGTTTTAATCTTTAAATCTTCAGTTAGTAAACTCTGATGCTGTTTAAGGAATGCCTCCAACTTCGGAATGTATGTCTGTGTTATGGGTTCATCAATCAACAAAAGTTGTCCATCGGACTCGAACCGTAATAAATCTCGAATCTGAGAACGAAGAATGCGTAATCTGGATAAGATCTCTCGTGCTTTCCTACGGAGTTGCTGCCGTGCCGTATGCTGACTATTTAATTCTGTCCAGGTGGTAGTCAACCGATTTAATTCTTCTTTAAGAACAGCAATACGTCCGCGAATCTGCTCAAAGTCAACACCATCCAGAGGTCGATGACATGTTGGACATTCTTTGCAGTTTAATAGAGATTCCGGGAGTACCTGCGTGCAGGTCGCCAATTCAGATTTAATTGATGCTATTCGTTGAGCTAATTCATCTAGCTTTCGTTTAACCGGTGCCTGACGAGATCTGAATAAGAATGCAAAGCTGTGAGCCTCATCAAAATAAGATTTTTGCAGGGTCTGTAACTGATTCCGACGTGCTCTGACCTCGGCAAGTGGTAATTTAATCAGCTTCTCATAAAAGTATGATCCTATCGCAAAAGCTTTGCTTAAGTCCAACTCCGGTTCGGATAAATCCGGAATAGCTGGACTTACTTTGGAATAGCATTCTACGCATAATACATATATATCGCTTGCCAGCTTACGAATGGCTTCTTGAAGCTGCTCATAAGAATCTAATAGTTTCTGCCGTTCTTGTTCCTTTTCTGTTAGTTGTTTTTGTACCGATAAGGCCGATAGCAACTCTTTACAGAAATCGTATCGTTTTAAGAGATCCAAACGGAGAGCCACTAAGTCGGAAAGGTCGGTCGAGGAGACGCCAAGTTTGGCCAATTCTGCCGACAACGAATCTAGCTCTTTCTGAATTCTCTCCGAAAGCGTGACGGCAGAGCTATACATGGAAGAGACCGTGATATGATCAGATTGGGAGTAGGGCAAGGTCGTATTTAATATGTCATTGAAATCTGATGCCAGCGCATCCATACGACCGAGACCGAGCATCCTTCCTAATGAAATGGCGTCCTTCTCAAAGACCATCATAGCAAATCTATCGATTTCCCCCTGAGAAAGATACCACTTCGTGGCGTCTTCGCTACCAATAACATCTTCAACCCATTCCTTAATCTGATTCGTTCCACAGACGACCAATTCGGGTTTTTCAACATCTTCCAGTAGCTTATACAAAAACGCCTTCGTGCTACCCGTTCGACTGAATTCTTTCTCAATTAGATATTCCTGTCCTCCACAGATAAACCTGACTGCAATCTTTCCTTTATTCGAATTAACATTTAAAAAGATGTTCCGATCACGAATTTGTGAATAGATACCATAATAAATCGAATCCAGAATCGAAGTCTTACCCGAGCCATTCGGGCCAGCAATAATATTCAGTCCAGGTGTAAATGCGCACGAGAAATCGTCGAAACGGGTCACACCGGTTAGCTTAATATCAACTATTTGCATTCCTCAGCTCCTTATCACGGATTTCCCAAAGACCATCAATTGCCTTCTTCAACTGATTGACCCTGACATCACGGGAAGAACGACAAGCATCAAAGAGATAGCCTGCGATCTCGCCATACTGTTCCCCGAAATTCCTAACGATATATTCTCGGAACATATCCTTTAATTCGAAGAGGCCACCATCTGGAACAGACGTGTCTCGGACATCCTCTTCCTTCTTCTGAGAATACGTCCGAACAAATAGATGGCAGTGCGGTGATAGCATATACCTGGCATATGATATCAATTTAACATCATTGGTATAAATAACAACAACCGGAAAAAGCAGCTCTGGGAAAGGGCAACAAGCCTTCCAAACATCGATGGATTTCAAGAGATCATGTACATCTTCTTCAGAGATGATATCTCGACCAAAAATCGGACGAGTAAGCAGGGAAATGGTCTCGACCTGAAGCTCATCCTTCTCATCTAAATACAGGAATAGATAAGAAAAAGAATTTGTATCATTTAATCTATTCGGGCACATAGCACCTACAGAATAAAAAGGAACATTATTCTGTAGGGTTATTTTATACGGGACATGATTATCGCCGGAAATGACACAGCGAATATTATCATATCGGGACAAAAGGTCGTAAGAACCTTCCACGAACGAAAACGGGAAATGCGTTATCAGAACGTAAGGAGGCTCATCTTTATACTTCTCCAAATAGGCTTCCAAATCTGAAATCCGATGACAGAAATCAACTCCAATAAAATCAACACCGTTAAGATTGATCCTCCGATCGTGCATATGCACCGTATCTGAATCCAGGATTTCGAGCCATGTCGGAACTGTGGCATCGTGCTGACCCTGAATGAAGTACAGCGAAGGCAGGGGTGACAAAATTCGTTTGAGGGGATCTAAGACCTGACGAATAGCTGCTACCATCGAGGAAGTGCAAAATCGGGTATCAAACACATCGCCAGCGAGTATCAATGGGACGCTATTACCATTAACAGCATGAGCCTTCATCACCTCCATGATCTGCTTAAATGACACCAGAATATCACCGGAAGGCTCAGAACTATTTGGGAAAACCCTTAATCCAGTTCTGATATGACAATCAGAGGCCACAAATGCTATGGGTTTTGAAATGGTCGAAGGCATACTTCACACCTCCAAAAAGGGCAAACCATCAGAAATCGCCAAATTTGCGTTATAACGCGAAGTTGAAGGTCAACATGACTCGGAACACATGCAACCCTGTTCGAACGCAACAGAAACGATTTTACGCGAAGGAAACGGCATCACGCAAGTTCCGATCAGCCTGGATTTTTGACAGGAGGATTTTTGACAATTTTGACTGTCGGGTCTCTTCTCTTCCCCCCTTCCCCCCTGTTTCCCCCTACAACCCTCTTTATCCCCCTATATTTATATTTAAATCTAAATCTCACATCGTGTTCGATTTAGATTTAAACATCCCCCCATCTGTATCTCTACAAGACCTGGCGGCGAAAGCAAATTTCGCAGTGGCCGATTCCACCCAGTCGAGGGGCATTTTTGACAATTTTGACAGTTAGGTTTCTTCCCCTTCCTCCTGCGTCTATAAAGTACATCCTGTACATATACATCCTGTATAAAGTACATCCTGTACATATAGACTACCTCCAACCCTTTCTTCCAAAGAGAAGTTGTTTATCCCCTTCCTGGGGAGTAAACAACTTAAATTTGCCCTGCGGGCGGCTCAAATTTTTTCCCGTTCTGATCGGGAAACAGAAGGTAATCAAATCTTCACATCCTCGTTACCAACATAGTGTATAGTTTGTGCATACCCCATTTGAACCTTCTAATCCACCCGGAAGAGGAACAGGAGCGATTTTTGATCTTCGATCATTTCGCTCCTGTTCCCTTCCGAATGGAGGTAAAAAAAATACCTCTTTTCCGAGTTCTTTGGAAGGTCATCTTCCGTTCGGAAAAGAGGTACTGGTACAAACTGTGGTAACAATTCGAAAGGATTATTTGCAGACTAACCTGCTATCTTATTCAAGCAATGAGTCAACTACTCCCGGCTTTAGCCTGGAGTAGTTGACTTTCCCTGTGTAAGATAACGAAGCTCAAGCAGCTCGTCTTCCGTCATGTAATTACCTAATGTTGTTGTTAATCCTCCAAGCTTGTTGTACTCACACATATTCTTGATATTGATGTACCTGTGATACACCGATTCGACATTCTTTAAATAATTTTTGAATTCTTCTCCTGTAAAATGTTCGAGCCTGTGGACTCGAACATTTTCTGTTTCCGGTACTTCCGAGATGCATACATGCACCTTGGATGGAGTTATTTTTCGAAGATAGACCACAACACTCTGTTCTGATCCATCCTTTTCCCGAAACTTAATGACAAATGCTTCGCCTTGATGTCGTTCAAGGACCACAACCATGTCTTTCTCCTTTCGTCAAAGTTGGACATGAAACCACAAATGCAATTCACACTTGCATTTCCTGATCTAATTCGGTGTTCAGTACAAGAAAATAGACAACCCCTAAGACATAGACCATCCATCGATAAATGATGTTTGGTCTCCACTTTTGCTGCCGCTCATCTTCCTCATTTCTGTAAATAAACGTCAAAGAAGCTCGTTGTCTTGTTCCGTCTTTGGAATCGCCTATGAAAATCCTTTTCCCGCATTGCGCCGATAATTCATACTGAACCTGAAGAATGATTTCCTCATTATCATTCGAAGCATATGTGAATTGGATCACACATGAATCGGAATCCAATTCTTCTCCGTAAGACATGAGGAACTGCGGTACGGCATTTGTTTTTGGAAGAGGATGCGATAAAAGATTTTCCTGTATCCGCTGGAAAGCTTCCTTAGTCTCCGGTAGGCTTACAAAATCAGCAATTGCCGTCGTAATGTGCTCTAACTTCTCCTTTATCAAAAAATCTGATCTATACTGTAAATCTGCAAAAAGAAACCAGAATACCTTGGAAACCAATTCCTGGTTTGATTCGTCCCAACCCGATTCCTCCAGGGCCTTTCGAATGATTTCCCTGGATTCCTTGTTCTTCTTCACGAATTCCTGATCAGCTTTCTTCTCAAATTTCATGCGTCTTCTCCAGTGTGAAAACACTATAATTCTGAGGGTGGACCACATACCCGACGGAATAATTACTTTTCATGGATCGGATTGCAAATCCTATGTCCACTACTTGTACACAGGTAACAAACGAATGTCAACGCTATGCTGCCTCTGGAGCGACTGGCACATCGGAGAATGTATTTCAAAAATAGAAATCTCGGGGATTAATGAATTCTCTCCTGCAATCGCTTCCCGTCGTGTGAAGCAGCTCATCAGCAGTACAAAGAAGTACATCCAAACCATATCTCCTTCTTCAGTCTATATTATGGGATTAGGAGACTACATCTCCGGAAATATCCATTCTGAGTTGCTAGAGGGTTCCACACAAGGAGTTGTTGAACAGGTTGAATTTGCAGGAGATTTGATAGGCTCTGCATATACGGAAATCTCCGAATGTACAGATCGACCTGTCCATTTCTATGGACTGGCCACAGACAATCACGGAAGATTGGAGAAGAAGCCCAGATATAAAGGGCGATATAAGTCTAACCTGTCATACTTGACGTTGCAATATGCGAAATCGATTATCCCAAAGGATTCCCGTAAAACCTTTCATATATTACCACAAATAGCCGTTACCATCCCGTGTAGAGATGTCAATATTCTTATCACACACGGGGATCAGATAAAAACTTATACAGGAATACCTTATTACGGTATCGAACGATTCTATTCACGGGAATTGATTAAGTGTCATCGTGGACAAAGGAAACTTTTCGATTATGTCTGTATGGGGCATTTCCACAGCCCGACACTGTTGAATAGAAATTTGATTATTAATGGCAGCCTTGTAGGTATCTCCGAATATGGAGCAGCAAAAGGATACTATAGTGAGCCGTGCCAGCTTCTGCTCCTATTCGAAAAGCATGCACTGGCACAGCTCACACTTATCAGTTTAAATTAACAAATTATTGTTCGATAATTGATACGCAGATATATCCTTACTCAGGCTCATTTCGGCCTCTTCAGCAGACCATCCTCTTTTACCACAAAATAGATACCACAACGGACCCGTACGCAGTTCCTGCAACGTGTTCGAAACAAATCCTTTCAATACCACAGCGAGTAAATCATAAGCCATAGGACCATTCATAACATCAATATTAGTAGGATCACGACGTATTACCCCTCTCGTTGCTCGCTTAAACTTAATTGCGGCATATGTCAACATATCCAGCAGCCGTTCTAGATCATAATTTCTGTAGCTGGCCGGATTTGAATACGCCTGTGCCGGTAGGTTTATGATCTTCAGAAGCTTTTCTCTAAGTCGTGTGGAACTTGTCTCCTTGCTGCTTTGAAGGGCCAAATAGACGATATTACTAGGCATATACAACAGAACCAATCCATCTCGTGTAACTGTTTTCCGTGTCACATAATTAGTTTTTGCGTAAACAGAATCCTCTCGATCCTGCAGCGGTGCTTCATGGGAGATTCTATATTCATGATGTAGTATCCTCGAAATGACGGAATAAAGCATTAACTCCTCTAGCCTTCTCCGCAGAATAGAATGCACACGAATATTGACTCTAGATCCTACGGCAAATGGTCCAACAATATAATCTGAAATCTCAAACGGCGATCGTTCTCCGTCTGAATCTGACCGAGGAATATAGAAAAAGACACATTCTGCAACTTCTATCACAAACGTGTCCGGAAAGCCGGAATTTTCCGGTCTAATAACGGTCACGACCGGAAGCCAAATAGGTATCATTTTTAGAATGATGCTGTTTGGGGATAAAGCAATTAACGATCCATCTTCTCCGATAAACCCATTAAGTCTGTTGATAAATGGATGTTTGCAAAAGGGTACAGCCTGTAGCCAAATCTTAGCATCCGATAACTGACGTGCCGCCAATACAATCTGCGGTGTCAATATTTCTTGATCGGCGACAACGTCAAAGACGACGGAACGATCTGCGCAAAGGACGGCAAATTGGCTTCTATACCAACATCGCATATTGTATTCTGCATAAAGCTTATCCAAATTTACAAATTCAATCTCCCGGATGAGAAATAGTACACTGTATAGTACATTTTCGAACGTTTGCTGATGTAACTCTTTGCCTTCTTTACTCATTCTCGTTCCTCCACTCATGACTTAAATCGCGTTTTGAATTGTCCTACATGCCCAATGAAATGCGGAATCGTGTCGGATTACCTGACTCTCCTCTACGACTAATTTTCGCTGCTCCGAGATACTTTTAAGAAGCATTTGCTTAAAGATCTCGCTTATCGTCCTGTATGCAAATTGGACATCATAGCAAATCAGCACAGGAGTATATGAATTCATGAAAATGCTATACGACTCAGGATCCACGAAAAGGGGATTCCGCTCAAACTTCAATTTGTCGCTCCCTACGAAGACGTTTATAGCTGGCCATAGACTCTTTTTTCGTTCTTCCTCATCGCAAGAATCAAACAGACATTTTTGAATCTGCTCCATGCAATCCGTAAGTATTTCCCTCGGATAAAATGGGTAAACTTTGGAGTTTTCAGAAATAGTATCATATGCCGTTTGTGGAACAATCTCGATAGTCGTCTTCGGAGATTCCTTTTCTGATAACCTTTTATGGTAATCTGTTAGCATGCGTATTTGCAGAAATTCCAAGAAATTGTTATTGATACCTAAGTTTCCATTCGGAGCATAGACTACGGTACATAGATCCCGCAATCGAATGATACTTACGATGTTAACTAGAGAATTAGCCATTGCTAAGTCTGGACGAGTTACATCAATAAGTATTGCACAATCGGCAATTCCTATCTGATGCAAATAGTAGGCGTGTTTCTTATAGCTCTCGATGGAATATATGACAGAAGGTCTCCAGAATGCCATCGGAAGGATTCCGACACGGAGCATTCTTCCGATGTATTGCTCAAAAGGAAACACTGTCTTTTCTGAGCAGAGCGCTGAGCCTGGAAAAGTATATAAAGGTTTAGCTGATCTAAGTGCGCGGAATAACGATGCATCCGTATATCTTTTTGTTTCCTCCCACATCGCTTGCAGCAAATCCCAACGGTCCTGAAGATCGAAATAAATTGGAAACGTCATCAGAACCATCGCATCTGCTTGTTCCGGTCTCTGTATTGTCTCCCGTAATAGTCTTAATGCATTGTACAGTTTTGATTCGCATACCATCTCCAGATATTTGCTTCCCAGTAATGCAGGGATTGCACCAGTCATATTTAACTCACTTCTTGCAAGAGATCCAAGAAATTTTTTGCCAAGACCTGCTGCTCTTCCTTTATATGTTTGTTTTCCGTTGGAGAAGCCTTAAGCTGCTCATGAACAGCTTTGACAAGCATGGCTTTATAATAATCAGAAAGTAATTTATAGCCTATGCTTGGATCCCTCGTCCAAACGATTGGTGTTTGCTCGTTTGCAATAATACCATATCGTGTGTTATTCGGATAACTATTGATATACGTGATCTTATGCGGTCCGGTATCTCGTATGGCTGCGATACCGTTCAGAATGGTATACCATCCAATTTGTTTGAATGCATTTCTGCACTTGGGCTTTATACAATAGATGCTTTGAGGCAATACGGAATGTACCTCAATAGCATCCTGCGCGGAAAGATTTATTTTATCCTCCTCCATAAATAATTCAGGCGTAAATAGCAGTCCCAGTTTGGAAAAATCAGGATCACCGGACCTTATATAACAAAGGACAAACATATCTCGAAACTGTAACGTTCCGAGGACTCTACTGAATCCTTGTTTGGCATTCCGTATTGTTGGAGAGCGATCCATACTCAAACCTAGATCCATGAGTCCCACCTGGTGTATCAATACGACTTCATCTGACAACTCAGATATTTGTCTTGCTTCAACATTCCAATAGACAAAAGGGAGTACAAGAACATATGTATCCTCGTATCCGTTAACAGAAGACAGTCCCCACGTATAAAACCTCAAATAATCAAATCTCGATGTGGGATGCAATTGACCACCTTTGATATAATAGTTATTATCGTTCTTTGCGGCTGTCTCCCTTCGTCTAATAAAATCAAGAGTTCTTGCGCCGCTAAGCTCAAACCTGAAGATGAGAGGCGGAGCGAAAGTAGGTAATCGGTGTAGGAACACACTGCTGTATTGATATAGATTTATATCCTCTCGAAATGCGTTTAAAATCATGCGTAATGTATTCTGTACATAAGCCAAAGAAAATCCTAAGACTAGCTTTGTAGGTAATGCCTTATCATAAATGCTTTCTGGAAACGCAATCGTCACGTCCAATCCTCCTCAAATAAAAAAAGATCTCAGAGACAATCAAATCATCTCTGAGATCCTACTTCAATCTACGATTGATGTATTTTTTTAGCCTTCGTGCAGAGACAAGAAGACGGGAGCTCTCAAACTCTTGCTCGGAAATTCTTCTTGATATTTAACTCTAGCTTTTCGACCCAGAAATTGTTCTGGTTTCTCCCACATTTCTTTGCGTAGCAAGTCATCTAAACCGCTTCCAACAGTACCAACAATTGGTCCTTCCGGTTCGTAGCTATATCTAAATCCACCTACAGCCTTTCCTTTGTACTTTCCCTCTCCGGGTACGAATTCGCGGATATATACATCTTTTTCTTGCGTTGTCTTAAACTTAAAAGGAACACCCGCATTTGGGAAAAGGACAACCCCTTCTCGTGTCAACGGGTAAGTCCGTTTTTTAATATCATTCAACAATCTTTCTGCATCTTCAGGCGTCTTGGCTTCTATGGGTGCATGGAAATATTGTGGTAAATAACGAACAGCCTGCTCAAGGAACTTTTTGCGTTGCTCGTAGGGCCGGTTATACCACTCAGACCAATCCGTATCATGCTTTCCATGCTTTACGGCGTCGAAGACATAGACGCGAAACTCTACACCGAGTTGCTTCTGTCTTTCCTTAGATTTCATTAATCCAGAATTCAATAATGCCGATAATTCATTAGGTGGCAGGATCTGCTCCTTCCCCCCAACTTTTCTAACGGCATAAATCTCACCCAAGAGCAACGTATCATTCAGGCTATTGGGCAGATCTAACTTTGGGATTTCAGGCAGAACCCGCTCTGTATGTAATATAGGTTGTCCGGTCTTCTTCGATATACGATGTGAGAAGACCTCAACCTTATTATCCTTAATATGAATGAGTGCCAGTGCTCCGTCGATCTTAGGCTGTACAGACGAGATGGATTTCCCTATCTCGTTGATAAGTTTTCTGGCCTGATCTTCTGTTATGAGTTTATAGTGAAGTTTTTCAGGAACATCTGTAAGAGTAGGCGTGATATTTGTTAAATACCAAACGGGTTTAGACCCAGATTGTCGTATCTTTACGAGCTGGAATCGTTGCAATCCTTCCGGAGTCTGAATGGAGAACACCAATCTATCATTCGAGACATCATGCAGTATAGCGTCAAATTTCTCAGCCGGATGAACGTATCCGGCCCCATAGCCTCTTGGTATCTCTCCAGAAAAGTATTGATATTTCCATGAATGAACCGGTTGCTGATATAACGCTATGGTCTTACCTGGTTCGGTAGGAAAATCTTTACGTGTAGCCCAACTGAAGAGATTCGTTTGAGGCGTACCCAGACGGACATCATAATGCCTCCCGGCTCTCCTGGCTTCGTGCAGACTCCGCATAAGCAGGATTTTCGTCGCCGGAGACAACTTCTCGAAAGAACCGTATGCCGTTGGATCTGGAATACCTCTGGCCATCGTTTATCGCCTTTTTGTTAGAGCTTTTACAATAATTATAATGCTTCATCCAGCATAAGTCGCCACTTTTGCAGGGTATCGTTATAGATACTAGCATGAAGCCTATCCAAAAGATTGCTCATCGATTGTATCTCCGATTTGCTTATAGGTTTCAACATAAACAGAAGTGGATCGTTTACATCTATATTTTCTTGTTCCGTCTGCTTTTCGACTCCACCTACGATATGGGACATCATCTTATTTAGCATCCGTTCAACTTTATGCAGAACGATGTCGCCAAGCATTCTATTCCCCTCTACGTCTGAGATCAAAACACCCAGTGACGGAATATGATCAGAAATTGGATATCCGAATTGAAATCCTGTTACTTTCTCTTTGAGTGTAGTTCCGGTAAGGGTTTCCCAATTTATGTATTGAGACTGCTCAAAAAATGTCATATGATCGATTCCGTAGGTTATCTTGCATGCTCTGTTCAATTCCGGATGGTCCTGGGTATCGTTCAGAATGAATAGCCAATACATCTGTGTGACGGGTATATGCCGTACGTTCAAGCGCCCGACGATCAGCCAGATTCTAGTCTTAGTTCGAGACGAACGATACGCATTTCCTGCACGAAATGCTGTATCCAACCAATCATAAAAGATTGGATCGGATGGAAGTCCCACGTGTGGTATTATGCTCATTAGCGTATGCATGCCAAATTCAATATAAGGATCTTTAGGATAATCTATATTTAAGGCGGGGACATAAAATGTCGCATTATCCGTGGCCGTTAAGTACGAGTACAAATTTAACAAAGGAACATCGGTGATACTTTTCGCATTCCCGCCAAATTTCACTGTTTTTAGTGGAATCAGTGTTGTCCTGTCTATAAAGACTGGATGCCGCTCTGGTCGATTTTCGGGAAGTCTCGGAACTTCCCAAATACAGTCCTGCGCGGCTACTAAAGAATACCTCTCACCCAATCCTTTCATGTGCTGAATATAATGCCGATCCTTCTCCAGTCGGCACAATTTCAATAGCTTAGTAGCGACTTCTTCGGGATACAGCCTGGCTAAAAGCTGCAATGCTGAAGAATAGACTAAGTTCGAGATAGTCACATAATAGGTCGATATTATGTGCAACCACGTATGTTCAACATCCGGATCAGAAGATTTGCTGCGCATTGTTTCCTCCGACTCACTGATAAGTTCATGCAAAAAGTGAACTACCACCCGCTAAAGCGGGTGGCTTCCTGGTTCGATGAGCGGGCAACCCCACTCTCCCCAGGCGTATGCGTTCCTGGCGTTCCACCAGTACGTTCGGCACAGCCCGCCATTCATCCACCCGCTGAAGCGGGGTGGTTTTCTGGCGAATTTTCTATAAGAATGATTACGATAGATTTCGTCTTGCCCAATTTATGGAACTTGTCAAATAAAAGTAAAATATTTTACCTGTATTCTGCAGGATCGTCTTTACCGAGTCTATCAATGTCGGAGAATTGATCTCCCACCGCGGTGTGAGTTTGGTAATCTTTTTATGGAATTCTTCTCCATAATACTCAACGGCATCTGCACGATTGAGCACATCTTTCTTTCCTTTAATAGCAGCAGCGATAAATAACGGGGCTATCGAAGAGTAAACGAGATATCGAACTTCGTATCTACATCTAGAAAATGAATTGGTTGTCAGCATTCCTTCTGCAGGATTCTTGATTTCCTCTTCGATAGAAGCCACAAATGCCTCCAATGCATCTTTCAGCTCTTGTTCGGAAATCTTGTGCTTTTGCATGTAATCTCGTACATTTTTACTTCCATGTTCTACCGAGTATTTAAGTCGATCCAGCCCGTCCGAGATTAAACGCAGACCGACATGCGCAAAATCACGCCCAGGTGAATAGTAAACGGCAACAGGTGCGCTTGGATCACGAAATTGAAACATATCCTACCTCCTTTTCTTTTAAAGTGCCAAAAATAAGAACCGCTTAGTGCGGTTCTCCCCCTGGCGGATAGTGGCACCATCAGATGAAGTCTTCAAAACTAAATGTAATGTCTCGCAAATTCTCTGTCAATTGGCTGCACCATGTACCATGTCCTCTATGGATATTTGAACAATAAATGCATTGATATGGCTTTCCTCTGCTATTCAAGCCGAATCTGGAGTATATTAACTCCTTGTTTTTATTTTTAAGATAAGGTTCGATGACTCGCATAGGCATAGCTTCACCCGTAGCGTCATCCTTAACATATGTTGTATATAATCCTACCAAATAATCCAGACCCCTTGGTAGCATCTCGGGTTTTAATTGAAGCTGGAGCTTTCTAACCCAGCAAATAAGTGCTTCATCTTCAGATATTTTTCCCATTGCTAGAGGAGTATTTGGATTGTCATACAACAAGGGCATTACCAAAGCAATCGAATCCGTACCAATTCTTTCGTATCGAAGAATCCTCCCAAATCCTCGATAAACTGTACTCACAGGACATCCAAGAATAGAAGCTAATCGTACGGCTATTAATCGAGCTTTCTCTTTAACAGGGATATTTAAGTCGATATATTGATTTACGACTGCATATATCTCATTGATATTACGTCGAACATGATTGTAGATTTCCTCAGCAATTGCTCGAAGGAGCACGTCTGCATAATATCGCCCGGTGCCGGATGCCAAATATTTATAGGTTATCGTATAACAAAGCTTTAATAGCTTCTTATAGGCAGATATCGGCAATTCTTGCTCGTGGAGTTGCTTAATGCGTTTCATAGCTTAACATGCAAATAATTCTTGAATGTTGTGACAAGGAGTCTTCCCGAATCGACCAGCAAGACGGGATCAATATAAGCATCCCCTGTCGTAAGCTGGTCTGAAGAACAATTCAGAATGCTTAAATCATCTGTGATACAATAGAGCACCGCTTTCCACGGAAAAACGAGGGCGAAATTGTGACAAATTAAGATATCACTGCTATCATAGTGCTGTCGCACTAGCCTGTAGAATTCATACTCTGTAAACTTGCGAAAAGCAATCATAAAATTATCATTAATCAGGCTTAGTTTCTGTAGTACAATGTTTAATTCTGATCTCTCCAGCATGTACTGTCTGAAATCAGCCCATGAAGTAAATTTGGATTCGGCATCCTCTATTCCTCTACTTTTTATAACAGAAGCTATGACTTTTAAAGCCGTTCTTTCGTAAGTTTGTTGCAGGATATCGTCTCTCATTGCCAATCTCCGATTAGGACTATTTCTATTCCTTTCCTGCTTTACAGACTGATATCACTTCTTCTACATTTTGATGTATCACTTCAACAGCGTTAACAATCTTGACGATCTTATCGAAGTTTTCCTGCGAGATTTTCCCTTGCGTATAGGTATCATAAACTTCATCATAAAACAGCCTTAAGAATACGCCGTGGAAACTTGTAGATTTGAATATTTGTATGGTATTACTGGAGATCGGTACGGTTAAAATCCATTTATCCTCATCTGAATCAAATCGAAGTGTGATGATGTGAATGGCATCCCCTTCTTCGATCTTTATCATACCTATCGCATACTCGTTATCTAAAACACGTGATTTTCTGTACCTGTAGCGCATTGAAGCACTGACCGGAAGAATGTTCATCAAGGCTCTTGGCACAAAAAGGGTTCTAATCTGACCAATGTAAGCCCTCGTTGAGCATACCGCACAGGGGATTAATTCGAACATGTTCCTCGCACTCCTGTAGCCAGGGACCACAAAATCCGTTCCACAACCGGAAGCCAACCTCTGTCTGCAAGCCAAGCATTGTTTAAGACTAGAACACTGCTACTGAGATGAGATTCACAGCAGATGAGAAGATTTATATCTTCGTAGCAGGATAGGGGATGGTTTTCTATAAAGAATTGTTTGAAATAGAAAATGTATAATTTCCCGTTATGCTCATACTCCAGTCTTCCCTGTTTAATCTGAACCATGCGAAGCAAAGAATCAACCATATTTTGGCCACATTCCAGTTGAATTCCATACAGCCAGGCAGCCTAACATAGTGGCCTGTGCAAACTCGTCATTCAATCCTTCCTCACATACAATCCTATAACGCTTAACACCATTCTCGTTGCTCATTTCTTCCACCAATGAAAGAAATTGTCTTAACAATCCTCGGTTCATTTCGCCTTTATAATCATCTTCAAAAAATTCAATCAATCCAAGTTTAATGGCACCGGTGACCATGAGCAATGCACGTGTTGAGTCAATGTTCCAGATTGGTTTTGGATTCGTTGGAGATAAAGGACAGAATTTTAACGTTACGTCTTCTCTTAATCGCACGTAACGACACGGCATCAATCGACTTGCTGGATAACCACTTTGCAATAATATTGTTTCTCGCAATGATCCTGCACCACTACAGTCGTGAGCGATAAGGTGGACTTTAAATCTTTCCGCCAGTTTAACAATTTCGCGCCCTTCCCCAATATGATCATGCGGGTTCGGCAGTGCTGCAGCCCATGGAACGTGGATCCGTCCGTCCGGAGCAGCACAAACAAGGGCAATTGTTGTATAATTGCCTCCTTTTCCACCGCCACCCCAGTCAATCCCGAAAGTACGTAATTTATAGTAACCTAATGTTTCGAGTAATGTATCTTCGTTATACCTGCTGCCGAGCTTTGCCTGTTTCATCAAATCATAAAATGAGAGCAGGCGTGTGCATCTATCGGCAGGTTCTCCTAAAACTTCCCGAAGGAAGTCGTCATGGGTCATCTGACCCAATCCTTGCTTATACGCATTAATAATCGTCCAGTTTAATGGATCTGCGTAATGCCGTTCAATGATAATCTGCGGGATGTGATATCCACTGGACATATATTTCTTTTCTGGAAATGCATGCACCCATTGACCTGTTTGTGGATAGATGATCCGCCCGCATTTAGCGCAAACCGTTCCTGGATATTCTTTAGATACCACACGGTCATCTGCAGGCTGGATCATGTCAAGGATGTCATGCTCTAAGCTTGGGATATTCCAATGGTTACACGCCTCACATTTAATACACCATTCTGCCCTGCTGGATTTATTCCACATGCTTTGTAGGGTATTCTGGTGTGTTTTTGGCGTACCGGTATATAACAATATTCTGTATTCTGAGGCACTGGCTCCAGCTTCAATTATTGGTAAGAATTCTTCATTAATATCTTGGGCCTCGTCCACATGCACCTTATCTGCAGGAATACCTCTGATACGGTCGGCATCAAAATGGGCATACGATAACACGATCGCAGAATCATTGTCAAACTGATATTTCATTATCTGCTTTAACTTTATTTTGCATAACTTCGAAACAAGAGAGCTTTCGAGAAGAGGTCTCCAGAAGAGAATGCTGGTGTTTACTGCTTGCAACTCTCGCGGCATTATGTAGAGAGTTACAAAATTCTTAATAGTTGTGCATTGAATGATAGACTGAACGCAACTTGTCGTTGTTTTAGAGACCTGTCGTCCAGTCTTTAAGACAGTGACTAATGGCTGTTCTCGTTCAAATAGAGGATAGAATTGCTGGTATGGAACGAAAGGTCTTCCCTTTAGCTGAATGAGACTGGAGATGACCTTCAGTCTCTTCCCCATATCATCGCTATGAAGATGGCTTAAACTCATTTCTCGATTTCTTCTGTAGTTTCTTCTGTCTCTGGAGTGCTCTTATTCGGTTGTTTTATCGTCTTATAGAATTCTACAGCCTTTGCCATGTTTTCTTCATAAGAGAGCTGCGGATTATAAATATACCTGCGGAAAATACCGAACAATTCGTAAATAGCATTTAATATATCCTGTCGCTCTTCAACGGCTAATCCAAATTCTGTCGGAGATAGAGCTGCGGAAGCAGGGATTCCTATTTGATCACTGTAAAAGAGATCGCCTTTCGGTCCACCACGACGAATCGATACAGTAATGATCTCTGCCAGTTTTTTAATTATCGAACTCGTTGGAGCCGGTCGTACTGTATTTGCTTTACATAGCATATAAGTCGTAGCTGCGTACCAGTCAAAAACGACCTTTGTGCCATCTGGGAAATTAGCAAATCTTACGGGGACTTTAATTTGAATCCCTTCCTGACCATAAGTATTCTTATCTAATTTTAATCCCATCTCATACGTCGTTATTGGTCCAAGGACCTGACGGGTTGATTCTGTCGTCGTTGTCTCGATTTCGAATGAAGCACAGAATTTAATTTCATTGCCACCGAGCGCCGTTTTCTCTGGTGGTCCATAACTGTTCATGTTTGGTCGAAACTTCCTGTGATTGATAAGGCATATTGTATGGAGTCTATCGTACAGTTTTGCATTGAAAACCCGCAAATAGCTGGAAATAAGATTAGCTTCATGGGCAAATTTACTGCTCGCAAACCCATCCTTAGTAATCTCACTGATCGTCTTTTCCGAGCTAACGCCCATGACACTATCGACAGTAAAGCAAGCTAACTGTTTAGTATCCTTGCCAAGCTTCTCACTGGCATCGGATAGCATTGCCTGCCATTCTTCTAATGTATCGCAGATGAATGCGGAATGCTGATCCTTATAATCGCCGAGAACGCCTTCGATAGTCTTATCATTCAACCGAGATTCTGTATGCAATGTTATTCCAAAACCACCTTGCTCCAGGTGCCATCTTGTGATTTCCAGGGCAAGCGTCGATTTGAAGGTTGCCTCCTTTCCCACAATATGGATGATCTTTCCGAGAATAAGCCCTTCATTTTGGAACAGTACGCGAAGAATGAGCGATGGAAATTTAATAGCAATAGGAGCATGTGCTGTATCTGTTAAATTAGTTTTCCCGAATTTTGATGCTACTTCATTAACCAGGGAGGAAAAATCAAACTCTTTACCCATAGACTCGCTCTCCAGAAAATTAAGTCAAGATGAAAAAGCGATACCTTAGTGGTATCGCCGTACAAACCGCCCGTCAACGGTCTGTATCAGGCTTTACGCCTGCCAGCCAGCAACTTATTAATTTGAGCCTGGAGCTGCTCTGGACTCAATGTTTCAGGCTGAGATGCTTCGGGCTGCTTTTGCTCCGCCTGTGGAAACACATCATCAACCTCTTCAGCACTGAATTTGGCTGATGTAGAAGGCGGTGTAAACGCTCCACTTGGCGGCGGGGTAATAACCGTTGTGCCGCCCGAGATTCCATATTGAGGTAAAGGAGCTGTTTGCTGTTCAACAACACGTCCTTGCACTCTCATCTCCGTTTCCAGCATCCTCTCCCCCATATCCCAGTAATTTTGAGGAATCAGTTGCCTATACTCCTGAAGGCTGTAAACAACAGCACTTGGAGGAATTGAAGAAGAGACGATGTATCCGATCTGCTCTTTCTCGGAAGGAATACTCAGCAGATTGTGCCATCCTAATTTATTGTTCAGGATATACGTTTGATGCGTATTCCACAGATCTTTATTTAGATGAGGAGGAGCCTTTACCAGCGCAACCTCATAATGGTTTGGCGTGATTGTCATTCCCTCCTTCCTGGCTGGCGTGGGAATAATCGTAATCGCCAAATCGGGATCCTCAAAAATTGTAGGATCCGGAGCATTGCTCAGTTTATCAAACAAGCTCAATCCTGTTGGTCTGGTGATTTGAACCAGAGTAATATTATTTGCATACTCGTATGGTTGACCTCCTACTGAAATAACAGTTGCCAGAAACAGACCGCATCCTTTCTCAAATGTCATACAAATCCTTCTGAATTGCTCCATATTAAGATTGCTATCCCTTTCAGGAAGAATGTTCTTCCATGACGACGGAGCAATCCCGCTGGCAATAGCAGCTTCTATGGCATTCTTTAGTACTAGAACAGGGCTTCTAGTAACAGCCTCTGTCTCCTTGGCACAAAATCTTACACTTGATGCTCCTGTATTGAGTCTTACGATGTCATAGGCACGGATCCAATCTCCGAGGTCTATTCCATCTTTCTCAATAAGTAACGGTGTAATTGTCCCGTCTTCTGCAACCAGAGCGTGTGGTCGAAGAACGACTGGACCTTTGTTAAATGCAATCTTGTAGTGAGAGATTGAAGAATCTTTAATTCCGATGAAATTCTGATTTCGGGCACTGACAACTGATCTGAAACCCATAGCTTGTTCCTTTCCTTTTTCAATCCTCAGAGCACCAGCGTTTTCCGATTTTCCATTCTAATTCAAAAGAGTATTCAGGAGAATCGGGATATGGAATACCATCTAAACTACAGGACCTGAAACGAACATTCTTTTTCATGCAATCATCGACGACCTCCTTCACAAATGGTTCAATGTTTTGATCAGGTACTATAAAAACGAGTGCATCATGGTTGTGCATAATGAATTTGTAACCCAGTACATCTTTTAATGGATGTGTGTAGAAATTATACATTGCAATAGCTACGGCATCGGCAACTCCACTCTGGCAGATAAAATTCATAGCCTCTCGTTCATTTTTAGCTATGGCATCGCTGGATCGAGATAAAAAGAATCTTCGATAACTGCCAAAGCAATTCGCTAACCATCTATGCGTTCTGATCCGTAATTTAACACTATTCTGGAAAGGATGAATTTTATCATATCTAGTATAAATAGTATCGATAATCCTACCAACATCGTTTTCTGTTACATCAACACCCTCCGTTACTAGTTGGAAATAACAGGACTTTAAACCACGGCCATAATTCAAACCAAAGATGATTTGTTTAGCTGCTAACCTGTAATGAACCTTTCCAGCTTCTTTTAAAGCCTTCTTGTTTGGAGCACAATTAAGATTAAATGCAAGAACGGCTATCTGACTATGAATATCAAGCTTATTTGGATCATCGTCAGGAAGTGTAGAAAGATAGTAATCATTGATTAGATTGCGATCCTGTGCAGCAACACCAATCATCAGCAATTCTGCACCACTATAGTCGATTTCTACCAGACTGTAACCGAGAGGAGAGACAATCATGCTCCTGATCGGTGCAATATACTCCTGTCCAAGAATCTGTTTATAACTTTCTTCTTCACTATTCGGTAGGTTTTGCAAATTTGGCTTAGATGAGCTACATCTCCGTGTTTCTTTTAATGCAGAGTATGATGGATGAATACGACCATCGTCACAAACGTAAGCCAGTATTCCTTCGGGTTCTTCGTCTGGAGTACTATTCGGAAGAATCGTTTTGGTAACCTGATTTAGAACTCGTATATTCCTTAATTTTCGTACACGTTCGTCTTGGATGATAAGATTATCTAGCGTATCCAAATCGGTTGATGGGGAAATCTTTCCAGGGATACAGGAGGAATCCCATTCTTTACCATCAGTTGTTTTAATCGGTGCTAGATTCAGGCTAATAGCACCTTCTGGTCGAATTCGTGCCTTTCCGTGATACTTCTCTCCGTATAAAAACTCTACGCATTGAGGCCAAGATTGAAAATTAAATGTAGGCCAATTAATTTCCTGTCGGAATTCTTCTAATAACCGATCGCGTATTCTGTTATAGCATTCTCCAAGTTGTAGTGCTCTGTTAGTATCAATACAAACTCCCGTTAAAAACATTTCGAGAAAGCCTAGCTGAGATTTCAAATTTCTCCAGTAAGGCGGCCAACAATTGTTGCCAAAGATGTCCTGTTTCAATTCAACGCTGAGGACTTCTGCCAATTTTAAAGTGACATAAGCATCGGTAGCGGCGTAAGGTAGCAATAATTCCTCCGGAATGAGGCCGTATCCTTTAGCTCCTTTATTTTTCTTAAATTCCTCATCAACGGCTTGTGTCCATCCTGGAAAATCTAGCCAAATTCTGGCCGTATGTTCCAATCCAAAATGACCACATTCGTCGATAGCATGATAAGCAATAATCGTATCAAATATCCCATCGTAATCTGGAGGGTATTCTTCAGAATCGTCATCGGGAAACCAAAATTTCTGTTTTACGTCAACTCCAAGTGACTCTAACCAGGGAACGTCAGCAATAAAGTTATGACCTACGATTTGAACGTTATTACCACGAACAAAAAGCTGTTGTAAGCTACGAGCTATGTCTTCTTTTGATCCATTAAAACACCATCCTCCACCAGGTTTTGTCAGTACGACAACTCGAATTGCCGGTTCCTGTGTATGATTTGAACCTATATTAATTGTTCTGATGTAAGCATCAGAGTTAGACGGAATGATACCATTCCACTCTAAGTCGAATGCAACTCTGACCCGTTTCGTTTTGGCTGCTATTAAGATATCTGATACATACTGATTTAACTGTTCGATAGTGTCAATTCGTTCATATTGCGGGTCGTATTTTGGTTTAGGTTTACCATAATAAATGAGATTCGTAGCCCTCCTGATTAGACACTGGAAATTTTTGTGTTCACTTAGCGAGTGTAATGCACTTAATGGTAGAGCGTGTACTTTTGCAGTTTTAATGCATTTTTGACCATCTTCATCAAGCACTACGTAGCCGTATTCAACCGGATCTTCACTTACAACAGCCTGTGATTTCCGCGTGAAAATTTTTAATGCTTGAGAGCCAAGACACAAAATATGGTCTGGTTGAAGGATAGCTATTTCAAGCTGAATTAAAGGCGTGAAATCTTTTGTAAGTTTAGACCTGAGTGATGTTGGAGTCCGATAGCTACGAATGACATTGGCAACATAGATGTTTGATAGCTGTGCATCATCTAATCCTGCAAACGCAAGACTATTTAACAGAGCTTCCCCATAATCACCGGAGAAATTAACACCCGTCGCATCCTCTACAAAAGAAGGTTCGGCACCGATCACATAAACAAGTGGAATACCCTCCTTCTTTTTCTGGATTCGAGGACCGTATTCGACCAACGAGTCAAAATTTGGATATTGGTCATTAACTTCTGCCAAATCTTCACGGATATCCATCAAAAAATGCCCCGGAATGATGCGATAATTCATCGAACCGTCTGGGGCGATGTATGTGTATGGATGATGAAAGCCGTAGAGAAGTCGAAAATATGCTTCATTCGCACGTCTGATAATTTCATTTAATATTAAATTAGTATCCGGGTTTCTAGCAAATCTTGCTGTTCCAACAATCTCCCTTTGCACTAAATCTGATAGCTGAAGAACGAAGGGATT